GTTCGAGAGATGAACTGCAGGGGTTCGTTATATGAACTACCGTAGTTCGTCAGATGAACTGGAACTATACCTAATAACTAAACCTATTAACTATACCTATAGAACTATTTGTTTGTGTTATTAAGTATATCAGTAAAAATATTGTTAAATAATTTGTAGTATAACCCGAAATATGATATCATAGTAGTATGGACAAAGAAGAAAGAATAAAGTATCCGTGCAAAATTAGTGATTTAACTATTTACACAGATATGAAGATGTTTCTAGTAGCACTAGAGCAGGCAGGTGTTCCGTATAAAGATTTATACTGGTGCATTTTGAACGATAAGAATAAGAAGTTGTTTGCTTTGTATTCAACTTGGCATTACGCTGGGAGACCATACGATGGCGAGGAACGATGGGAAGAGTTTAAATCTTTAGACTTTAGCTTTATTGGGGATATTACAGTCTAATTTGTAATTTATTGCATTCCGTGATATAGTTAAAGGAGTATTGGTAATAGCGATATTACAGGTGCTCAATTAAAGTTAGCAATAGTGGTGGGGCAACTCATCACTTTTGCTTTTAGTAGAAGAAATAGGAGAAACAAGTGTCTGACGATATTAACAGTCCTTATGAGGACGATTTAGAACAAGCCCAAACTTCACTAAGAATAGTGGAAGGTGGCAAAGATAAAACACCAGTTCTTTCAACAATGGAAGAGCTTATTGAAGAAGGCAAAGTAGGTGTTACTTGGAACGAATTTTTAGAAATTGTTCAATGGCTTTCAATACGATATACAAAAGGTGATGATACACCTAGTGAATGGACAGATATACAGCTAAAGGCTATGTATTCAGATTTACAATACTGGACATTCAAGGATATTCAGTCTGCAGTTATTAAGTTGCACAACGAAGGTTCTTATTCAGCACCAAACAGTTCACAGATTATTGGCAAGATTAATAAGCTTGGCTATAAAGAAGTTTTATCGCAGCAAAAGATTAAACAAATTGCTCGTGGTGAAGTCGGCGAATGCAAGGCAGGAGGCGAACACGAGTGGTTTGAGCTAGGTTGGCTTCATAATGAGTACGGAGACCCGGAATTTTATGTCGCTTGTAATAAGGCTGTTTCTGTTGAAGCTAAGGCATGTGGAGCAGAAAAAGTAATTCCAGCACCAGAACACCAAGAGTTTTCTAAACCAGAGCCAATGTGGCTTGAAAAATTTGTAGAAACTGCAAAACAGATGAAAATTCCAGACCATAGGATTGATTGGATGTTGTCTAACGCTAGACCTCATCTCAGAACTTATGCTGAACATATTGAGAAGTATGGTGAGCCAAAAGAAAAAGCTGTACAAGGGGAGATAGAGTAATGTTATACAAACAACATATCATAGACGAATATTACGAAAGTAAAGCCCAAGAAGTCAGAGAAGCTATTGGTTTCTATTGGGCAACAAGAACAAGAGACAATATTAAAAATATTGGCGACTCATTTATCAGAAGCTTAGATGTTATTCAAGAGATTGACCCAGAAACTGGAGATTTCTTTGAAGCTGAAAAAGATGATACTGAATTATGTTCACAAGACTTTATGGATTATATGGATGTAGCTATGTTCAATGCAATCAGTGAATGCAGTGTTGAAGAAAATGCTAAAGGTGATTACAAAGAAGATTGGACAACAAAAGAATTACAGAAGTTAACTTTTAATCTTCTAGACAATAATTTTGCTAAGTATAGGAAATTAACAGTTGAAGAGAAAAAGAACTATGTACGCCAGACTTTGTGGAATTACGATGACTATAAAGAAAGTTTTCAGTTTTCTTTAAAGAAGTTCACTAACGAGCTTATTCAGAAGTTCATGATTGTTGATTATGATGAACAAGAATATGATGAAGAGCCTAGTGAGTTTAACTGTACCATCAAAGATGTTTATACACTTATTGTTGACTTCCAAAAAGCAAATGAAGGAATGCCGACAAAAAGAGAAGATGCTGAAAATCACTCAGAGGAAAGCTTAGACTTAATTTCTAAAGCAATGTTCTCTGAAGATTTTATAGATTATGTTGTGAATTATATCTTTAATGATGTAAAATAAGATTTCTCGAACAATCGAGAAAAATATATAAGATGGACACTTGTATATTAAGGAATATTGTCCGGAAAGGTTAAACTTACCAAGAGGAAACTCGAAGATTGTTTAATTGAAGCCGACAGACATATCTTAAAATATCACAGTTGCGAGACAGTGTTGGGGGGTCACTCCCCCCATATTCCACTAGGGAGCCGGAAGTATAACTAAATGTTGTATAGGGATACAAAAATACTAAATGTAGTGATTAAGTATAAGTTATAACAAATAGGCTCCCTTTTTTTTACGCCCTTGTTGGGAAGGTCCCAACTCGTAATAGCATTATTTGAATAATGATACAACTAGTTGCGTGGCGTAAACAACGACGAGCAAACGAGAGGGTATAATAGGATAGTCGGCTGTAGACTCGCAAGAGTTTACACTTTTGTCCGATACCCTCCCATCGTCGACTCTCTTCGGAGAGTCGTATTCAAAATGGCTCAAAAAAAATTTCTTTTATGATTTGCAATTAAATTCAATCTATGGTATAATGGATTATAACGAAAACGAAAGGAATAAAATGAACGATAAAAAAGAATTCATTTACGAAATAATAAAAATAACTAGAGGATTAGATGTTCATCCTTACCACACATTTGAAGTTGTGGGTGCAGACAGCATTGAGCTAGATGTATTCGGATACGCTAATCCTACTGAAGTATTCACAAAGTGGGCTACCAAAGCTCAAAGAGAATACGGTAAAGTACATAAAACAGATGCCAGAGATAGTTATATCTTTAGGTATCCCATTATTGAACAACAACGAGAGGAGGAAGAATAATGGCAAAGTGTAGTGTTAGCTGGTGCAATGGTACCGGTACATGGCGTTACAGAGGTGATAGGGTCACCAAACTTGGACAGGCAAGTCACAAGAATGGTTTCGCTGTAGGTGCACACGAATTCTACAAAACTTACTTTTGGATTTGTGCAAATCACCATAATGGTAATTTCAGTGATTATTCTGATGATAAGAACTATAAAAAGTGGAGAAAGCAATCAAGTATTGCTATTGACATTTACCGTGCAAACTGGGGAAATAATTAATCCCCAGTACTTGCTTTTTTAAATAAGGTATGATATAATAGATTATGATGAAAAAAGGAGAACTTATGCAAAAAATTATGCACAGGATTTATACAGTATGTTTAGTAATACTAGAAAAAGTAGACGCTAGAAATACAGCTTTTAAAAGAGTAACTCATAAAGTTACTAGAAAAGTATACGACAAAGCTTTTTACGCTGCATTTGGCGTAAGTGCTTACGATTATGATTACGATTGGAGCCAAAAGTGGTAGAGAAATTTTTATTTAAATCTATTGGGAAACTAATAGGTGGTAAGTATTGGTTTAGCGATAGCCATTTACCATATTCTTTTTGGGTCATCATTGATGGTAAAAGAGAATACTTTCAATTTAGATTTCAATGGTTTAAGAAACTTATGTTCTTTTGGGCTTTAAAATCTAAAAATATAGAAGCTGGTGGTGGTGCTATCACTTACTCTAATAAAGTTTGGAGAGCTTGGAAGCTAAGACATAACATTCTTTATAGACTTCACTACAAGTGGGATAGACCTTACGGTATGGGTATTCACGCAGAAATACCTTACAGATGGACTATTAATCTTAAGTTTAAAGATAAAGTCACATACAAGAGAGAAGAGGCTGTCAATAATGCTGTAGGATGGTTTGTATGAGAGAGTTTACAATACATTTTACAATTTCTGATATGGATGTCTTTCCGTGTGAGTATGATGATGAAGATGCTGTTGATTGGGCTAGAGAGAGAGTTCATGAAAAGCTTAAAAAAGACGGAGTCAATGCTTATGATTTCGTATGTACAGTTAAGGAAAAAGTGGTGGAGGAAGAGGAATAATGGCAATGAAAAGACTACAAGCAATAATAAATGTTTCCGGTATATGGAATATGGAGTTTGACGAAGACAAATGGTCAGAACACACAGACCAAGATTTGGTTGAGAGTTTTTTCATCAATCACGTATCTGAACAAGGGTTAGGTTTATTTGATGTACAATATTCAGTAAAAGAAATCCCCGAGGGTGAAGAACTAGCTGAGGAAGAATGAAAGAGAATGAAATTAGGATAAAGAAGTTTACTGTTCCTATAGAAGGCAGTATAACTCTTATTGGTGTTGATTTTCTAGATGCAATGAAGAGCGTCGATGAAAGATTATCTTTGGCACCAAAGAACTTAAACTTGAGACCAAAAATGGGACAAGTAAAAGTTCGACCGTTTCACGATGAAGAAGAGTAAATAGCAGCTAGCTATTCAATTTAATATAAGGGGGTTCGTATGTCTGAAATTTCAGAAATACAAGCTAAACTATACAGCCAATGTGCAAAATGTAGTAGACCTATGCAACCAAATAACGAGGGTGGATTAGACCTCGAAGTTTCTGGTGGCTATGGTGATTATATTGACTCATACGATGGGACAACTACATTTAGATTGTGTCATAAGCACGCTCATAAATTTGCCAACTGGTTAGGCAACTCAGATGCACTTACTATGTACTGGGGTCATAGCCACGCAGGTTATGAGCCGGGTTTTTGGTTCGGTCATCCAAGCTGGGAACAGCGTACTTGGTTATCGTACATAACTATATTCTTTCATAGTTGGTATAAACTAGGCTGGAAAAAAGCTAAATATTATTTAGTAGAACAATTTCGTTCTCACATAAACTGGTCTAGGGTCAACATTAACGACCATAGTACACCAGTTAAGTGGGGGAAATTCTTCTTCCGTCTATTCTTTTTAGACAACCATAGTAAAGGTTTCTTTGTTGGACTTAAGCGTAAGTTCCAAAGCAAACTTTACAATTTTTCTAAAAATTATTACCGTAGCCAGACTTCGTTATATAGCGAAATTTGGTATAAAGCTTTAAACGATGGCTTTTCTGAATCAGAAACAGCTTATCTTAAAGACTTAGGTCTTGCTTTAGCAAAAGCAGAAGAGGAGTAATCCTTGAACAAAACCCCTCGAAAGAGGGGTTTAGTTTTTTTCTATAATTAGTAGTAAAATAGAGGAGACTCTAGTTACCCAGAATATCCGTAAATAAGTATAGTAGACTAGAGGAATAATGGGTAATAGAGACATTCTTGAAGACACACCAGTAAAGAAGAAAAAGTATCTTGACATAAAATTTCCACCTCTTCACGAAGCACAACAAGAAGTAAGAGACAGTGAAGCACGTTGGAAAATATTATGTGCTGGTCGTCGTTTTGGTAAATCAAGGCTTGGAGTGCAATTATGCATGGAAAAAGCATTAGCAGGTGGTAGAGTTTGGTGGGTTGCACCTACATTCGCAATAGCTAGAGTTGGTTGGCGTGATGTTGTAGCAGCAGCAGGTGTTTTTCCTAAAGATTCTGGTGTAGATGTAAAAGTCGGTGATATGACTGTACATTTTCCCGGTGGTGGTTCTATTGCTGTTAAATCTGCTGATAATCCACAAAGATTAAGAGGTGAAGGTTTGCATTATCTTGTTATGGATGAGGCTGCTTTCGTAAGAGAAGAAACTTGGACAGAAGTACTTCGTCCTACTCTTACAGAAAATAAAGGTTCTGCATTATTTATCAGTACTCCTATAGGAATGGACAATTGGTTTTATAAATTATGGGAAAAAGCAGAGACAGCAGAAGATTGGGCTAGATTCCAATACCCAACTATTTCTAATCCAATGATTGACCCAGCAGAAGTAGAGTCAGCAAGAGAAGATTTAGGTGAATTAGTTTTTGCTCAAGAGTATTTAGCTGATTTTATATCTGAAGGTGCTCAAGTATTCAAAACTGAATGGTTTAATTATTATAAAGAAGGGGTAGGAACGGTATGGGCAGATGGCAAAAAATATGACATAGACAAAGACTTAGTCAAATTTGCTACTGTTGACTTAGCTGTTTCCACAAAAGAATCTGCTGACTACACCGTTATCGGTGTATTTGGTCACAACATTGAAGATGATAAACTATTTCTCTTAGACATGTTTCGTGACAGAGTAGAAGCACCAGATATTGTTCCTCAAATAAAAAGAATGGTAGGAATACACAATCTTGAATGGGTAGGAATTGAAAGAGCTGGTTATCAGTTAGCAATAGTTCAGTTTGCTAGAAGAGAAGGTCTCAGAATCAAAGAATTAAGGGCTGACAAAGACAAGCGTTCACGAGCACTACCTTTGTCTGCTAAGATGGAGAGAGGACAAGTATACTTTCCAAAAGATAAAGACTGGATTCTTGCAGTAGAGCGAGAGTTACTAACTTTTCCAGTTGGGGAGCACGACGATACAGTTGATGTATTGGCGTACGCTTGTTTACAAAGTGCAACTAAGAGAAAATGGGAAGCTTATTAAATGGCTGAAGAAAAAAGTTTTTTTAAGCGAGCAGCAGAATACTTGCAAGCTCCACCACAAAGATTAACCCTCAAAAGAGGACCACTTGACAAATATGAACAAGTTCAAGGTTCAGTTTGGGGATATAATACCCAATCTGGTTATTTTCCACAAAAACTAATTGATGAACTAGGTGATGGACTCGGTAATTCAGCTGTAGTCGCATGTCTTAATGTATTGGCAACTTCTTTTGCTGAGCCAATGCTTAAAGTTTATAAAAAAACAGACCAAGGTAAAGCAGAAATTGTAAATCATCCATTAGAAGTTTTAATGCAAAGACCAAATGAATTTATCTCTGGTAACATTCTTTCTCACTATATAGTTACTTCATTATCTGCACACGGTGATGCTTTCTTACTGAAAGTCAAAGACGGTCAAGGTAATGTTGTTCAGCTTGTCCCATTAATGCCTTCTTATGTAAAAGTAAGAGGTAACGAAAGAGAATTAATTACTCACTATGAATACCACGCTGTTCAAAAAAGTAATCAACTCAATGCAGACTATATAGAAATACCAAGAGAAAATATGGTTCACGTACGTCAAGGTATGGACCCAGACGACCATCGTAGAGGTTTTGCACCACTACGTTCAGTTATGAGAGAACTAGCTGGTGATGAAGCAGCTGGACAATTTTCCGTAGCTTTGTTGCACAATATGGCTGTTCCGGGAGTTATCTTAAGTCCTAAAGACGACACAATGGGTGGACCAAGTAGAGAAGAAGCTGAAGCAATTGCTCAGTCTTTCAAATCAAAATTCGCTGGTGCCAATAGAGGTGCACCAATGATTATGACTGGCTCTATGGATGTAGATGTAGTTTCATTTACACCAGAACAAATGAATTTAAAAACATTGAGAAGATTGCCAGAAGAGAGAGTTTCTTCTGTACTTGGAGTCCCAGCAATTCTTGCAGGGCTTGGTGCTGGTTTGGACGCAGCAACTTACAACAATACGAAAGAATTAAGAGAGTTCTTTACAGAACAAAAAATGATTCCTATGTGGAGTGCAGTTGCTCAAGAAATTTCACACCAGTTATTACATGATAATTTTGAAAAAGAAAACTATGAATATTTTTGTGCTTATGACTTAGACCAAGTTAGAGCACTAGCAAGCGATAAAAAAGACCAAGTATTAACAATGAACTCTGGTGTACAGGGTGGCTTTGTTACTGTTGGTGAAGCTAGAAGAGCTTTGGGACTTGACACTGACGATAGTCACGATGTATACCTTAGACCATTAAATATGATTGCAGTGGCAGAAGGTGATACAGGGATTATGAACTCAACAAATGAGGAGCCCGTCCCTTCTGCAATTGCACAAGAAGAAGAAGAGGATGAAAAAGCTACTTTAAATACATCTAGATTTCAACCAGAAGTTCGTAGAACTAAAAGAACTATTGGTAGAAGAAAACCTACAAAGAAAACAGTAACTATTGATTTACATATGGAATTTGCTTCAGCAGAATCTGAGTTTGTTCCGATTGAATTGAAAGCTGCTCCGATATCAGCTAAGGTTAAAAAAGTATTACAAAAGAAAGTAGAAGACCACAATGCAAAGAATCCAAAATATAGAGCAAGTTATGGAATGTTGGCAGCTGTCTTCAGACGAGGTGTTGGTGCCTATAGAACTAACCCAGCTTCAGTGCGAGGTAATGTTTCTTCAGCAACCCAATGGGGAATAGCCAGAGTTAACGCCTTTTTGAAAGGATTAAAAGGTAAATTTCCAAGAACAGCTTTTGACCAAGACTTACTTCCTAGTGGACATCCATTAAGTTCAAAAAAATCAGCTAAAGCAGCTTCAGTTAAAGTCGGAGATGCAGTTAGTTGGTCAATCAATAAAGACCCAGACCCACCTTCAACTGTTCATGGAATAGTTACTTCTGTAAAAGAAGAAGAAGCAACAATGATAGTTTGGGCAATTATGGAAGATGGCTCTCATAAAAAAACTGACAGAAGTGTCACTCAACCAATTTCTAAATTAAAAAAAATTAAAGATTGGCGTAAAGAGTCTAAAGCTCCAAAAGATATAACAAATTTTCCTAGCTCTGGAGATAATCAAAAAATTAGTTTGAGTAATTCAAACTTTAAACAATTTCCAGATAAAGCATATGTAGACAACTTAAAAAAGAATTACCCAAAAATATGGAGAAGAGCTGGTACCGGTGGTAACCCTCCTACTTCATTTACAGGTAATGATGCCTACAGAAACTGGACAAAGTACAAAGCAGGAGATAGAAGTGCTTCAGTACTTAGCTGGGTAAAAAGACGAGAACGTTTTATGTCTCGTCATCAAGGAAACACTCGTTTGAATGGAATTATTGCTGTCATGAAATGGGGTGGCGTAACGAAATCTGGCGTATCTGCAATGAAGAAAATTGTCAATGAACAGAAAAAAAAGGAAGATGAACGACGTAAGAAGGCTATTAACCTAATTACCGGGAACACTGACGATTTGACAGATTAGAATAGTATATGATATATGAAAGGTATATATTAAAGCGAGTGAGATATGGAAAATAATAAATTTAACAAATCAATAGAATTTAAAACTACTGATGATGAAAAAGGAAGTGTAGAAGCTGTATTTTCAGTTTTCAACAATGTCGACACAGACGGCGATGTTGTTCTTCCGGGTTCAATAAAGTCTGGATTCAAGGATAACCAAGTCCCAATGGTGTTTGCACACAAGTGGGACCAGCCAATTGGAAAAGGTGTCATAACTTCAGATGACAGTAAAGCTACATTCACAGGAAGTTTCTTTATGGAAACTGAGGCTGGTAGGGAAGCTTATAATCTAGCAAAAGAAATGGGCGACCTACAAGAATGGTCTTTCGGTTTCCGTATAAACGACTATGAATCCGGTAAGTTTCAAAAAGATGGCATGGAAGAAGAAATAGATGTTCGTTTCTTAAAAGATTTAGAAGTCTTCGAAGTTAGCCCAGTACTCGTCGGTGCTAACAGAGAGACTTATACACTCGCAATTAAGTCTGGTGAAGAAGCTGTTTATGAAGCAACTAATATTGAAGAAAAAACAGAAGTAGCTCCAGAAGTATTTTCTACTCAAGAAGAAGCCGAAGCTAGAGCTAAAGAGCTTGGATGCGAAGGCTCACATTCACACGATTCTGATGGAACAACAGTATATATGCCTTGCAAGACTCACGAAGAGTTTGAACAGGCTGTTACTGCTGATAATGAGAAGTCTACTGACCCAGAAGAGCAAAGCTCTTGTGGTTGTGGCAGTGAATGCTGTGGTAGTAAGAAAGCACACGGAGATTGCTCATATAGCGATGACGGTAAATGTGCTAAAGAAATGGAAAAAGGTTTAGAGATTTCAGATGACGATTCCAGCATGACAGGAAAACGTTTTTCTGACGAGGTTAAAGATGTGCTTGCAGCATTAGAGAGCCTCATTGTAAGAGCGAAAGCAATTTCAGTCTTACGTGAAAAAGATGGAAGAGTAATATCGGAGAATGCTAGTTCTGCTCTTAGAGCAGTTCAAGAGGACTTAAATGACGCTTGGACAGAAATAGATTCTATCTTAGATGAAGTTTCTGATACTGATGAAACTCCTACAGAGGAAGAAGCTCCAGTTGATGAAGCTCCTGTTGAAGAAATTCAAGAGGATGCAGAAGTTGCTGAAGCAGAAGCTGAAGTAGAAGTTATTGAAGTTGAAGAAACTGTTGAAGATGATTCTAATTCTGAGACCGAAGAGTCTGAAGTTGAAGTTGAAACAGAAGCTCCTTCTTTAGAAGAAGTTGATGATGAGATTGACGCTTTATTCGCAGAGGGACAAGCATTAATTGCAGATTCACTTGAAATAGAACTAGACGACGAAGTATAAGTAATAATTTATTTTGGAGAATAAAATATAATGGCAAATTATAAAGAAGAAATTTCCAAGGTAAGGGCTGAGTTAAAAGAGGCTTTTGATTCTGCAACTGAAGGTAAATATACCCCAGAAGCAAAAGAAAAAATCAAAGGTCTTAACACTGAGCTTGCTGGTCTTATTGACGCAGAAAACTTAGAGCGTACCAAAGCTAAAAATGAAAAAGCTATGGAGCAAGAAGTTTATGCATCAGAAGAGCCACAAGCTGGTCCATCTACTGTAGGTGAAGCATTCGTTAATTCTGATGCTTATAAAGGCTACAAAGAAGATGGAGTCAAAGGTGTAGACTCAACAGTAAAGTTCTCACCAGCATATGGTGAAAAAGCAACATTAGGTGCTGGACTTACTGCATCCTTCCCACCGGAAGTATTAAGACAACCGGGAATCTTAGAGTCAGCTCTTAGAGACCCAGACGCTGTCATTGGTCTTTTCGACCAGATTGAAACAAACCAAAATTCATTTGCATATATGGAAGAAACAACTTTCACAAATGCTGCTGCCGAGCAATCAGAAGAAGCTACTACAGCTGAAGCTGAGCTTGACTTCACAGAGCAAACTGCACCAATCCGTAAGGTCGGTGTTTTCTTGCCTGTAACAGAAGAATTGTTAGCAGATGTAAATGGAATTCAAGGTTATGTCAACTCAAGACTAGGAACAATGATGAAACTACGTTTGGACAACCAACTCCTTTCCGGAGACGGTTCTGCTCCAAACATGGAAGGTGTATTAACAAAATCTGGAATCAATACATTTGACTACGCTTTACCATACGCTGGTGAACTAGGAAAAATTGGTCAAATCTACCAAGCAATCACTGAAATCAGAAAAGATGCTTTCGTAGAACCAGATGCAATAATTATGCATCCATCAGACTGGTACGACATCGTAACTTCAGTCACAGAAGTAGACACAAGTGGTTCTAAGAACCCATTATTTGTGGTTGCTGGTGGCTTTGGTACTGATGCTGCTCCAAGAATTTGGGGTCTTCCAGTCGTAGCCTCCACTGCAATATCAGCAGGTACCGTACTTGTTGGTAAATTCGGTGGTGGTGAAGCAGCTCACGTTGTGATGAGAAGTGGTCTCGACCTAGCTGTCTCAGACTCACATAGCGACTTTTTCCTTAAAGGAAAACTAGCTATTAGAGCTACAATGAGAGTCGGTCTTGCTGTTTACAGACAAGAAGCTTTCTGTAAGATTACAAACATGTAATTAGTTCAATATTATCTGGGGTAGTAACCCTGCCCCAGATAGAACTATTAAATTTTTTTTATTAAGGAACAAAAATGGAATATATAAAAGTAGAAAATGATATTTGGAAATTAGCAGACGGAAGTCTCTATGAAGGAGATGTTTCCGGTGTTAGTGGTCAAGCTTCAAAGATTGCTAAAAAAGGTCATGAATACAATTCAGATTACCTAGCAAAGCATGGTTGGGGCGTTAAAAAAGCAGCTCCTAAAGAAGAAGCTCCTAAGAAAAAATCAACCAAAAAATCAATCGAAAATAAAGCCGTTAAGCCAGAAGACGTAGAAGACAAGTAAGGTTTAGCCAATGGCACTCTCTTCTGTTTCAGACGTTAAAAAGGCTATTGGTATAGACGTTTCAGCAAGTGATGAGACAAACATCACTGATATTTTTATACCGGCAGCAGACGCAGCAATTAAAAATTTTGTTGGTTATGAGCTCGAATATAATGGAGCTATAGTTGACACATTTGATGGGGCTAATCAAGAAGAACTATTTACTTCAGTAGCACCAATAATTTCAATTACTTCACTATATGAAGACTCAGTTCTCTATACAGAAGGTAATGAAGAACATTATGTTGCTTATAAACAAACAGGAAAAATCAAAAGAACAAATAACAAAAGATGGTCAGATATTAGATTACAAAATGTTGTACTTACTTATGCAGCTGGTTACTCAGATTCAGAAGTAACAGCAGAAAACATACCATCAGACTTAAAATTTATTAGTGCTAGAGCAGCTGGAAGGTTATTTACAGCTTCAGCAGCACTCTCATCTCAACAATCAACTGGTGAAGTTTCAACTCATAACGCTGATAATTCAACAGATTCACAGTTTCAGTTAGTAACAGAAGAATCTATCGGTGATTATAAAGCAAAATATGAGTCAGTTGTAGATTTAATGAACCAAGAAATACTTAATACTCAAGATAAATCAGTATTAACTAAATATAAGAGACAATACTTCACATCTGCATCAATTTTAGACTAGACTGTAGTCATGGAAGATAAAGATATTAAATTTAACAAGGCTCAAAGACAAGCATTTTTAAGAGCAGTTGACCTAGACCAGTTTATGGAAGCTGTTTTAGAGCAAATGAACTCATTGAGAATGCAAAAAGTTAATTTAGTTCAAGATATGGACGATATAGTAAACGATTACTTAAGCATTTGTAAAAAATACCCAATTAAGTAAATAAAAAAGTCTGGGAGGGCTATGAAAATTCGAGGAATTGAATTTAGAACAGATATTGAGGGGTTAGAAAAGACACATCCACCTCAATCATCAAACTTTTATATGCCAAAATGGTTCAAAACAATGCCATCTATAATAGAACAGCAACCAGAACCTAAACCACCTAATTATTTTGGAAAAATAGGAGAAACTGCAAAACAATTCTATTCATTTACTGTAAAAAAATGTCCTGCCATTGTAGATTTCTTAACTCAAGGATATGTAATACCTTTTTGGTGCGATATGCTTATACAAAGAGACCATATGATGCTTGAGTGGGACAATAAAGGTTTCCCATCTAAACTAGAATTTCACGATGGACAACAAGTAACACATTGGAAGTTTAAATCTACAGATTTTAAGACACCAGTTAAGTTTGAAAACCCTTGGCGTATATATACACCTAAAGGATATTCTGTAGCATTCTTTCAACCGGAATATCAGTTTGAAACAAGGTTTTCTGTATTACCGGGTGTAGTAGAAACTGATAATTATCATCAAGTACACTTCCCAGCAATCATTCACGACACACAAGATTTTGTAATTAAAGCTGGAACACCTTTCATGCAAGTTTTTCCTTTCAAAAGAAAACAACTTGATTTAGTTGTGGGTCAAATGACACAAGCTATGAAAGATGAAGAATTAGAAAATAATGTATTTTTGAAGCAATACTTTAAAGAATCATATAGAAAGCTGTTAAAATGGAGAGGCAATGGCAAGATATGATTATAAATGTTCAAAGTGTGAATATGTGTTCGAGGTAACGCACTCAATACACGACGAACCAAAGGTGAAATGTGAAAAATGTAAAGCAATTTCTACTAGACAAATTAGCAATAAAGTATATCTTTACGGAACTGTTGGTATTGATTGGAATACTAACCCTAATGGTGCTTCTGAATCGATGAAGAAAAAAGCTAGTAAAGCTGCCAAAAGAAAACAACAGTTTTAAACAGAATAAGTTTTATAACCTAAAGTCAATTCCTCATCCGGCATAATATCTTTTGTCGTAATTAAATAAATATTTGGTCCTATGTCTATAAGTTCGCAGTTAGGGTCTTCACTATGATTCACAAAACCACCAAGTGGTGTTCTTATCATTCCGTGTTGGTGTTCAATATTTTTTACGTGACTTAAACCTAAATTTTTACCTTTGTCTATTATTTGAGTGCTAAATAATCCAAGACCGTGTATTTCAGATTCACGGATAGTTAGATTTGACGGTAAAGGATAATATTTATCTTCTTCCATCTTCTCTAGCCTCTAAACTTTTTAACAATTCATCGCTGAGTTTCCAATCAGAATTTGCTACTTCTAATCTTCTAAGTCTAAATTCTTTATAAAATCTTTTAAAACCCTTCATCTCTCCACTTCTTTTCAAATTTCTTTACATCACCCCAACAAAACTTACTAGAATTCCAATCTCTCCATCTAGTTTTACTGTAGGTATCTTCAGCTAGTTTACTAGCCATCCATATATTGTAATAAGGATTAAATTGAATAGTTTCATATTTGAACCCTTCTCTTACATAAAATTCTTGTTCTGGCAAAAATTCTAAAGGTATTCCAGAATATGTTAGTATCTTAGAATCAAATTCTGGAGCGTCAAACTTTTCTGCAATCCAGTTCCAAGTTGAAGGTATAAATTGCATGACACCCGAATCATCAGCAGATTTACGGTAAGCTGAAGATTTACCTCTAGATTCACACCAACCTATACGCATTGCTGTATATAAATTCTTTTCATCAAAATTTTCTACATAAATATGAACATATTCAATCATAGAACTTGGTATGACTTCAGTACATTCTCTGTAATCGTCTAGGATTTCTGGGGTCATTGTAGAAGGCATCAAAGACGCCATAAATATCATACATTCAACTATCATATACTTTTTTCTTTCTCATACTATTATTATAACATAATATGGGAAATTTACAAGTTATATTTTTAAAGCTTCTTGTATAACTTCTTGTTCAGAATTGCCTGTTACACCGGTGATAAATTCGTTAACAAATCTACCATATTTGTCTTGTACTTGCTTGTATACTTGACCCTCGTAAGAGTTTGTATACTTATTCCAAGCTACAAATAGTGTATTTTCACCGATTTTAAGCAGTTTTTGATGCTCATCACTGGCAATAATTTCTGGTTTAAATGCTTCTAACACAAAAACCTCCTTGTACTATACCCTTTAATTATACCATATTGTACTCAAATGCAAGGAAAAAAAAGAAAATGTGTAAAAATCTTGCTAAAAAAACGTTTATGTGATAAAATGGAGTATGGAAGATAATAATATAACTAAACCTACGATAGAGCAAGCAGAGTTCCTATTTAAGAAATTTCCTAACAAGAAACTTCGTGATTGGGCTGATGAATGGGGTATGTCACATGAAAATGTACGCCTTATGAAGAAAAAACTTGGCTTGCCTACAAGAACTACGCCTATAAACAATATGGTGGCTGATGAAATAATAGCATTTATTAGAGATGGAAAGGGAACAATAAACACTGCTAGAACATACGCCAATTACCCATTTGGAAAAGGAAAGTTTCTATATTGGTTGGATGAAAATCCTCAATATAAAGATATTCTAAAAGAAGCTGAAGCAATTGCTGAAGAGAAGAAAAAGAATCCTACTCATAAGCGATGCATAGTTACTGGAGAATGGTTACCAGTATCAGAATTCTACAAAGACAAAGGAACGGTTGACGGATACTCAAGAAGAAGTAAAAAAGCTGTTCAGTCTATGGTAAGAGAATATTACTACAACAGAAATGTAACAGAACCTGTAGTAGAAAAGAAGCAATGTTCTGCACTCCCAGAACTTGGTGAATTACCTGCACACTATTTTCATAGAAATAGAAGGTTAACATCTGGATTGCAACAATATTCAATAGCGTTTCAGACAGCTTATTCTGCTAATTTAAATTCAGCAGACCCAGAAGTAAGAAAGAACGCACACGGATTAGCTAAGAAAAAAGCATTAAAATATTTTGCTGAATTAGGGTACACACCTAAAAGTTAATCTGTTATTATTGATGTACGTCAACTTTTTGTTGACGGGCATACTATACTCAAAAGCCCCTTCTTCGTGAGGGGGTTTTTTGTTGGTATAATTATAATTATGCCAAAGATACCAACTTCAGTACTAAATGAATCAATTACGATTCAAACATTAAGTGGTTCCTCCGTAGATGATAGAGGTCTTTCTACTGCTACATTTTCAGACTCAGCAACTTCAGTTCAATGTAGAATTGAACACACGAGAGGTTCAGAATTAACAACAGACGGTAGAACAGAAGAAAACGATATCTTCATTGTGACAATGGGACCAGACGAATCAATAACTCCTCAAGACAGAATTCAGTGGCAAAATAATTATTATGATGTAAAAGTCGTTAAAAATATAAAAGACCGTTTTGGTAATGTTTTCTATAAAGAAGTAGAAATGACAGCAGGCTACTAATGGCACAAAGATTAAGACTTAATAGGTCATTAAGAACGCTTAAAAAAATTGATTCTAAATCAAAGCGTTATCAGTTTGGTAAGATTGCTAGTTTTCAAGATTTAAGAAGTTTCTTTTACGAATATTCTCTCTTTATTGGTGATATTCAAGCATTGCCGGGTATGCCTCAACTTGGTGCTTTAGGAAATGCAAGACATTATATGCTAAAAGGTGGTCGTATTATGGGTGACGTAAACGCTGCTATAGGTACATTCAATAAATTAAAAAGTGGAGACACCAATATTGAAGGAGCAGGAGAACGTATATTTAGAAGATTTGGTGGTAGAACAACAGGTAAACTTTTATTAATGGTTCCCGGAAACAACATGTTTTCTCGTGCAGCTCGTTCCGTAATAGGTGCTAACACTCAAAGAGCTTTTGACAGTTTTACCAAAAAACAATTTAGAAAAAATATTCCAGAAAAAGCAATAGTTCACGTCGAAGGAGGATTCAATGCTCAGTTAATAGCTAACCATATTGATGATGCTATAGCTATGGTAACAGAAGATGTTATAAGACAAGTGTACCCATTCGTTCCAGTAGTATCTGGAAAATTAAGAGGAACTTTAAGAGCAGATTTTGGAAGAGATAAAGCTAAAGGTGGAAGTATGCCATCTGGTGAAGTCATTATTGGTGATAGTACTACTCGTACATATCACGGAATGATAGAGTTTGGTTCTGGTAAAGGTTTCAACGTAGGTACAAAAGCTTTAGACAGATACTTCCCAGTACCAGAAGCAGTAAAAGTTTTGAAATCATCACCAAGAAATCGTCCTGCTGTTAACTCAAAACATGGTAAAGGTGCCATGATGCGTAGAGGTGCTAGAAACACAATTGAGAGATTTGCAAAGAGTCCATCAAATGTAAAAGTTAGTACTCTCAACCTCATAGCCGAAGCAAATAAATTAAGGAAATAATATGGTTCAGAATTTACCAGACGGAGAAATATTAGCTAGAACTTGGGCTTTAAGTAAAACAAGCATTACTGACTTAGTTCAACAAAAAATTGCAACAAGACTTCCTACTGGTTCAGATATGCCTTTTATTGTTATTCAAATGCTTGGTGGAAGTCCACTAGGTGGAGAGTCTTTAATATACCAAGCTCAACTTGTAGTAGATTTTTATGCAGGTAAATATGCAACTAACTCAACCAAAGGACAGCCAGATTATTCTTCTGCATTCTCTTTAGGTAACACTTTCATAAGAGAAGCTTTTGACCACGCACCTACAAAACTAACTAGTGTAGGTGGAGAGGTTGGAATGGTTCACGGTTTTGATTCAATATCTGGTCTTGGAAGAGTAGAGGAACCCGAGCTCGGTTTGGCACGCTATACTTGTGATATGGTAATGATTTATGGAGCGATATCGTGAAATATATAAAAGTTAATCCATATATAAGAGTTTTTGATTCCATTAGGGATGAAAAACTTGATGTAATTTTTGACAAAATGAACTGGGTCGAAGTAAAAGACTCTGATTGGAACAGGCTGAAAGAAGCTCAAACCAAACAGGGAGATTTACTACTACCTAATTTTGTTGAAAAGACAGATGGTATGGGTGAAATTAAAAACTTTACTGCTGCTGAAAAAGTAGAAGAGGAAGTTTTAGATGATGAGTGGTTCGACAATCCTGCTGACACAGAAGTAGAAGAGGAATAACGAAAAGTTATTCATAGAGTAAGTAGGTATAAGAAATGGCACAAAGTATTAGTGAGGTCATACTAGGTACTGGTAACTTGTTTACGGCTTTAGAGAGTGATTTGAATGGTGGTTCACCAAACACAACATTCCCAGCAAATCCGTCAGCAGGACCAGACCCTAGCTATTGGACCAATATCGGATATTCAGAGGGTGGATTCTCTCTTGAATATGATAAAACTTTTGAAGATGTTATGGTTGCAGAGGAAATAGACCCTATTAAGACAATCAAAACAGCTCAAGAAGTGAGAATCACAGGTGAATTAGCACAAGCATCATTAGCTAACTTAAAGTTAGCAATGGCTGGTGGTACAAGCACCGTTGCAACACCAGAAGCAGGCTACACCGAGTTAACTCCACCAGCAACAGATGGATTTTTGGAGTATGGATTAATTCTTAGAGTTAATGCACCGGGTGCAGCTGAAGGTGGAACTCAGAAAGTCAGAGACATTTATGCTCCTAGAGCAGTAAACGTCGGAGCTTTCTCAATGGTTCACGCTAAAGCACCACAAAAGGTAACAATAACTGTTGAATACAAATTATTGAAACCTAACAGTGATGCTCCGTTTAGTCACTTGTTTAAAGTAATAGACGAAGTTTAACAAAACCTTAGGAGGGTAAATGACAGACAAATTTAAAGACTTCGATGAAGCAATCAGAGAAGTAGACGACGCAAAGATTACTTTCAAGGTAGCTGGGGAGACATTCGATTGTCCTGCTCAGCTACCAGCGAAAGTTGTCTTAACGCAATTAAAAATGCAAAATGAGCTCGGAGGCATTGACCAAAAAGACATTGGTGAGTGGCTCAGAATGATTATTGGAGAAGAAACTTTCGACAAGCTTTTGGAAAAAAACATATCTTGGACAATCTTAGAAGAACTTCTAGGTTGGCTATTAGTCCAATATGGAATTGTTCAATCAGCTGAAGAATTAGAAAGCTCTGATAGTGAAGGGGGAGAAGAAGAAGACCCAAAATAGACATCACTATTGAGGATATTTTGGAAAGATGGTCTGCAGTTGAATCTGATTTTCAACGCTTCTTTAATCTTCAACCATTAGAACTTTCTTGGAGAAGGTTCAAAAATTTAATATTCAGTCTGGTCTCTCAAGAGTCTTCTTTCTATGCCCCGTACCTTACTGAGTATATAGAGCAATCTAGAGAGGAAATAAATTCACAATATTCATCCGATAAAGATAATCGTGTAAAGATTAACTTAGACACGGCATTAGATGAATTAGGTGGAGCAAAAGAGAGTGTAAGTTTTAATGAGTAAAATTAGCTTAGGTGATTTAGTAGTTAACATACAGGGTAATACCTCTGGTATTAACAATGCTGTAGCTGCTGCTCAAATGAAAGCTACTAGTGCTTTTAAAAAGGTAGGTTCTGCTGCTTCCGGTATGATTACTGGTGCAGTTGTTGCAACTTTATCAGCAGTTGCTATCGCAATGGCAGCTGGTGCTAAATCTGCAATAGATTTCGAAGCAGCATTCGCTGGTGTTAGGAAAACTTTAAATGCTACTGACGACCAGTTCAAACAAGTATCTGATGAATTAATAAATATGGCAAGGTTCTTGCCACAGACAGCTACAGAACTTGCTGGTATTGCACAAGTTGCTGGTCAGTTAGGAGTTGCAGTTGATGATGTTTCCAAGTTTACCGAAGTAATAGCTAAATTAGGTGGAGCAACAGACTTAGCTGGTGAAATGGGTGCTACTTCAATGGCTAGATTTATGAAAGTCATTGGTCAACCAATCAAAAACACTGAAGCCTTTGCAAACGTCTTAGTTGAATTAGGTAACAATACTGCTACAACAGAATCTGAAATAATTCAGTTAGCTCTTAACTTTGGTGCTTTAGGTTCACAAGTAGGTCTTACTGGTGAAGAAATATTAGCATTCTCAGCAGCAATGAGAGAGATGGGACAACCTGCTGCAGCTGGTGCAACTGCACTTAATAAATTATTTACAAACTTAAATAAAGCTGTATTAGGTGAAGGTGGTCTTGCAGAGTTTGCAGATATCGCTGGTATGGGAATGCTTGAATTCCAAGAACTAGCTGAAACGAGTATGGCTGCTGCTGCTCAAGCAGTATTAGAAGGTTTGAATGATATGACTGCTAATGGTAAAGACCAAGTTGCAGCGTTAGACACCGTAGGATTAGCAAGAGACAGAGTTTCTCGTGCATTAATTTCTATGTCTGCAAATGAAGAAGGTTTAGCAAAAGCAAGAAAAATAGCTAACGAAGAGCTTATGAAACAAGCTGCGTTAGACAAAGAGTTTGCAGAAAGACAAAATACTGTTGCAGGACAAATGGACATTCTTAAGTCCAAGATAAACTCTTTTGGTATAAGAATGGGTGAATTCTTATTACCAGTAATACGTAAAATTGTAGCAGCCTTAGGTAGGTTCTTCGATGGTCTATTTTTCATAGTTCAAGCTTCTAAAAATTTCATAGATGCTATAAAAGCTATTAAAGACGGTATACATCCAGCTGTTAAAGGTGGTGGTGCATTAGCACTTCTAATAGCTGCTTTAAGCAAGATTAAATCAATTTTTAGTTTTGTAATTAACCAAATTAAAAAATTTACAGGACTGTTTACTAAAGCAGCTCCAAAAGTAGGTATATTTGCTAAAGCATTTGGATTTGTAGGCAAAATGGCTTTAGGTGCTGTAGGTTCCATAGTTGCATTTGGACCAGCTATTACTAAATTTGGCGATAAGCAAGCACTTATAGACGACTTTGCAGGTAGTGTAGAAAAATTGACAGATAAATTTAATGTACTTAAAACACAAGGAGTAGGTGGATTAGACCAAATTACAGACAAAGCATTAAACGATATGTTTGAAGGAATGAAAGAGGGTGACCTTGGAAAAGTTCTTAAGGACTTGTTTGATGCAGGTGAATTAGATTCAGATGATGTTAAAAGCCTTGCAGAGTTTGGTAAAAAAATTGGTGAAGATATAATGACAGGCTTGAAAGATGAAATTGGTGTTGGAGAAGCAGCCTTTGGTAGTTTGACTCAAGGAGATGTTCAAGCACA